TTCGCTATAAGGTAGGGCAACCTATGGGGAGTAAATCCTCATTTGCAGTTGCTTCTTTAATCCATCACATGTTAATTCTCTATTGTGCTCAACGCGTCCATACGGATACGTCGAAGATAAAGGATAACCTTTGTACAATAGTGGGAGATGATTTAGTAATTTTCTCCGAACTTCTAGTAAAAGAAGTAAGGAAAGCTTACAAGATACTTGGAGTTGAAATTCAAGACTCTAAGAGTAAGTTTCCGGTGGGGCAAAACCATTTTACTGAGTTTTGCTCTCGGATCTCCATTAACAATGTTGATGCTTCTCGAATACCACCCAACGTTATAAGAAATGCTTCCTACAACTGAAGGGATTTCCCCATTCTTCTCATAGAGATGAAGAAACGAGGGATCGAGCCGTTAGTTAGTCTCCTCAAGGAATTACCTTCTTTAAAGAAGGTGTCCAAGAGTGGTAAGTCTTATCTTTCTCAATTACAGACAGTACTCAGATTCCCAATAATGGGACATGATCTGTCAGGGCTGGCTAATGAAATAGGGGAATTAGTTCCACTACCACTTAGCGAAGATGCCATTGTATCAACTGTTATATATATGCAGGTGATGCAAGCAATAGAGAAAGTAGACGATGCTAATAACTGTCTAATAGAGACTTTCCGTATGGAAGAGACTCATTATGACATTCTACTCGATATAACCTTTGGTGATCAGGTGCCACAGTGACACGTCTGAAACCCCTCTGGCGCTATCTATAGATTAGCTAAGGGAGATAACTTCAAGGTAAAGGACTGAAATCTACCAATTCCTCACCCGGCCTCTTTGGCGAGTGCATGAATGGTCTTCCAATCATATAAAACAAATATGAAAGGAATGGGGTCATTTCAGACTGACAGTCCTGATCAAGTCCAAGCAGTAATGCTTTGGCTGAAGGACATCGGTAAGTTAGTCGGAGCGATCTTGCCCAAAGAGGCAGATTCTCTTATTCCTACCGCTGGAAACATGGGGACCGAGTTCGTAAGGAACCAGATCTCACTATACGCAAGGATATTCAATGCGTCAGTCTCCCAGAAGTCTATACGATTCACTAAGTGGGACATAGATATAGATCCCACAAAGTGATCGAAAGAGACTTCCTTTAAGTCACTCATCATGTCAGAGGGAAAACTCCCTCAACATGCTAAGCTTTCCTATGAGTATCTCGTGTGCGCTCTTCCCGACCTTCCAACTTGGAAGGGAAGTAGTGAGCATGAGGTAACCATACCACCGGTTACACCACCGCCAACGATTTAGAAATAAAATGGTAGATTATAGTACTTCTGGAACTACAACCAGCATAATAAATTTAGCAATCGTCGGACAAAGGACCCTAAAATCCTTTGACCACTAAGCCGGGCCTGTATAGGA